TTATCACAATTTGTCAAATTCTCCTCTCAATCGTTCGTTATTTAAGTGATAATATCTTAAAGTAGTTTTTGGATCCTTATGCCTCATAAGTTTAGTAGTAGCTTGTTGTGATACCCCTTTAAATACGCAATTGGTTGCAAAACTATGCCTCCCCATATGAGTAGTTAGCTTTCTTTTGATTTTTCATTCTGTAAGAAGCTGTTCTGAGTATTTTGTATAAATAAAATTTACATACTTTGGATCAATCTGTTTTCACCGATTTTTATTGTCTAGTCCTATAAATAAGAAATCGTTCTTTAATTTTCTATATTTTGTGTATTCTTTGAGTGCTTTTTGATAGTGCATAACTTGAGTTCTTAATTCTTCTGAGAAAAATGTTGGTTCAATACTTCAACCCTTACCTAAAATTTGGAATTGCCTATTTGGAGATTGGAAATTTTCAAAAGTACATCTTAGTATCTCGGATCTACGAAGCCCCATTGTATAAGGAATATCTACCATGAGTTGGTTGCGAAGAGCAAAGATCTCTTTTTTTTCATATCGTAGTGGAGCTTGACGCAACATTTGGTATTCTTCCTCTTTCCGCATCTCTATTGTATCTCTAGTTTTCTGTATTTTTGGAATCATTTCTCGGTTGAATCAAGTGATTCATATAGCTCTAACATACTGAAAGAACACTCTCAATGATTTGCTTTTCTCGCAAATGGTGTTCTGTTTTGGAAGTTGTCATTGATTTGGTCAGTATTGAATAGGAGTAGTGCGATAATGAGCCAAGAAGTCCAAACAATCCTTAAGATTTACATCTTTAATTTTTACCAAAAATCACTTGTGAACTGCAACATATTCATAAAATTGATTTAGGTTGTAGTAGTGATGATTAACAACTTCTTCGGTCCTTCCTAGAGCATTTTTTGCATAATTACAATAGTCTTTGATTAGTGTTTTCATGTTTTTTTTGCATTACAAAATAAAGAAAACGGTTTGTAATGCCTATATCTGCTGGAATATAGTATAACCACTCAAGATAAAAAAAGCAAAAAAGTCTGAATTTTATTGTTTTTTAGCTTGCAAATTGGACTAATCTAGTTATAATCCAGGTGCAGATATAAGTAAACAGGCAAACCTCAATTTATATTGAGGTATTTTCCGTTATGAAAAAAACAAGGATAAAAAAAATATGAAAAAAGAGAAGAAATAGGATCGCCAATGGTGGTTCAGAATCTTCTCTTTTTTTGGAAATTTGGGAAAAAAGAGGTGGTAAGTCAGATTTAACCTGAACTTACTACCACAAGGAAGATCTCCAATCATTCCAATTCGCCCATATTCTCCCGAAGGGAATGTATCCAGAATATAGACTCAATCCTGATAATATTATTTTTGTAGATTCCATAGAACAGCACGAGCGGATAGACCGCACAGTAGCAGGGAACAAAGCGGTATTCAAGGACTTTATTGATTGTTGAATAGCTCGCAAGCATCTCCGTCAGATATGGAATCATCCAATTTTATTCCCACTTAGATCCGAGGGGAAACTACCGCTTAGATCAGATTTTTAGATTTTTTTAAATAAAAATGGAGAAAAAAGCGAAAGTATCCATCTGCAAAAAATGCTGATACTGAATCCCTGTCCGAGCTGATAGTTGCAGGAGATGCTTAACACCTGCAGAAAAAAAAGAAGAGATGAAACTGCAGGTAAAGAAGATCAATACTGAACAGAAAAGCGATACGGTCCGCAAGCCCAAAAAACCAGTAAGCAGGACTAAAGCCTCACCGAGCGGAGCGAGGACAACCAGTCGTAAACCGAAGCCAAAGAGGCGTTGAGGAGTCCGCCCGAAATCCGTTCGCTCCCCAAAGTAATGAATCCAGACTTTTTATCTAGTAGCCGTATAGTAGCCATGCTCCAACACCTCTCCATAGACACCCTCATCCCCTATGAGCGTAATAACAAAATACATAATGAAGCTCAGATAAAAAAAATAGCAAAAAGCATCAAAGAACTCTGATTCAGAGCTCCAATCTTAATTGATGAGAACAACATTATTCTCGCATGACATGGTAGATTAGCAGCTGCGAAGAAACTGAAGTTGAAAGAGGTCCCTGTAATCCAATACACGGATCTCACGGAGGAACAAAAAAAGAAATACAGACTCTTGGACAATAGGCTTGCTGACCTTAGCGATTATGATCTAGAGAATCTGAAGCTAGAACTCCAGGAGCTGAACGATGAATGGATGAATGATCTCTTTAGTGAATTTGATCTCAAGCTCGAGGAGGAAGAATGGAACGAGGAGATAGAAGATGAAGCACCTGCAGTCCAACCAGACTCTATCGTTCAAGAGTGAGATATTTTTGAGCTAGAAGGTAAAAACGGAAAGCATTATCTCATTTGTGGAGATAGCACAAAATCAGAGACCTACACCAAACTCATTGAATTAGCAGGTAAAAAAGCTGACCTCCTGTTCACTGATCCCCCTTACAATGTAAATTACAAGGGACAAGGTAAAAAGACCAGCAACGGAATCCTGAACGACCGTATGAGTGATCAGAATTTTTTATTTTTTTTACAGGATACTTTTCATGCACTTAAAAATGGACTTAACAACACTGCTCCGATGTATATCTTCCATGCAAGTAAAACTCAAAGAGAGTTTCAGAACGCTATGGAGGAAAATGGTATCGAGATCATCAGCCAACTCATCTGGAACAAACCAAGTATCAACCATGTCTGAGCAAGCTACAAAAGCAAGCACGAACCCTTCTTCTACGCAAAGATGAAAGGTGCAGACATACCATGGTATGGTAGCGAATTATTCGAAGAAACGGTACGAACTCTACCCAGCCGAGCAGAGAAGAGCGATAAGGAAATTTTACAAATGATCAAAAAGGTTAAGGAAGCAGAGAAAGAGGGGCTAACTACGATACGAACTCAAAAAAGACACCCTGTTCAAGACTATGAACATCCTACGCAAAAGCCAGTAGAGCTCGTAGAGCGTGCAATCCTCAATTCTAGTAGAGAATGAGAGCTTGTCCTGGAGCCATTCGCCGGTAGTGGAACAACGCTGATAGCAGCGGAAAAGACAGGAAGGTCGAGTCTTAACATTGAGCTAGATCCGAAGTATGTAGAGGTAATTTTGAAAAGGTATAAGAGGATCACAGGGAAGAGTGTGAGGTGCCTGAATAGAGAGCTGAATTTTTAGAAAATAAAAAAGAACATATGGGAAAGAAACCAAGCAATCCCCAAGGAATACGAAGCTCCCTCCTTTGAGGGGGAGAGAAAGAATACGAAGCTCCCATCCCAAAATTTCGTTTTGGGCAAAAAGTTCAAGTAGTGGACTGATTTTATACATGACAAATCTGAGAAGTTGTCTGATGTCGTCCTGAGGCAGAAAGCTTCATTTATAGAATAATCAGCCTTGATTTTGAACTTATGAATGTGGAGGAAAGATTTTTATCCGCTTTCTCATAAAAATAGATGGCAAAGGTAAAATTATCGCTAAACATAGTCCAAAAAGTGGTTTCCTGTTTGCGTATGGATTGAACGATAGAAGAAGCCTGTCGTCAAGCCAAGATTGCAAAACAAACGCATTACAACCGAATAGAGAAAAATGCGTGGATTTTGGACGAAAACGAACAGAAAATTTATTATAAAGACGAAGTTGAGGCAGCTCAAGCTTTCGCCAACCAGCTCGCAAGGAGCGTCTGGATGAAAGCCATTCGTGATGGTAATGTAAAAGCCGCTATTAAGTTCCTAGAACTCAGAGATGATAGATATAGACCAAAACAAGAAACCATAGATACAACGCCAGCAATCAATGAAGAAGATTTAATTGATGATTAAAAAATAAAATGGAAAGATCAACACTCGCAATGCTTATGAATTACCTCATAAAAAATAGGTCCATTTTTGTTCAAGGGACAGTGAGATTTTCTGTGGAAGATGATCAGCTTTTTCTTTCTTACACCCATAATGTTCACAATATTGTAATCAAAAAAAGTGTTGAATGAACGAAGCTTGAAATCCTTCGTCAGATTCAGGATTTTTGTTTAGATTGTTATTTTGATTTTGAGTGGGATGGTAAGAGCTTAAATCTTAAAGACCTTTCTTTGCTTTTTGGAACAAGCGAAGGCTATGTAAAGATTATTCTCAATAGAATTTATAAAAAACTAAAAATCCATGAAGAGCAATTTTTATCTTAAGAGCAAAAGGCTTAAAATTTACAAGATCGTCTGAAAGGATGAGCAAACAAGAGGTTTCCAAAGAAATGCTGCTCAACAGATTTTGGAGGCTAAAAAAAAGGAACTCAAAGAAAAGTTTGGAAGAATCAGGATGATTGTCCTTAAGGGGAGGCAAATGGGAATCACTACGAATGAGGTTATCAATGGGCTTGATACTGCAATTATGAGGAGTAACCAAAATATCGGTGTGCTTGCTCATGATGATAATACAAGAACAGAAATTTTTGATAAAGTAAAATTTGCTTTTGAAAACTACCCTACAGCAATTCAGCTGAAAGATGGGAAAATATTCACGAAGCCAACGAGCAAATATGACACCAAATATCTCCTCTCCTTTGCCAATAATCACTCCAAAATTGCGGTCGTGAGGAACTCCAGAGGTGGAACGCGGACTAAGCTCCATATTTCAGAATTTGCTTTCATTAAAGATGCAAACAGCCTCCTTGCAGGGACACTCCCCTCCGTTCCAAAGAATGGGGAAATTATCATTGAATCTACAGCAAACTGATTTGGGAATGAATTTGAAAAAATGCGAAACAAGTTTTCAAAAAAAGGAGATAATCCTGAATGGACTTGCATTTTTCTGTGATGGTGGCTGATGCCTGAGTATGCTATTCCTCTTGAGCAAGGGGAAAAGGTAATGCTTCCCAAAGACCTTGAGCATCTCAATGAGCCAATGATTGATGGAACCATTCTTACCGAAGAACAGAAAAAACGATACCTCAATGTTTATGAGTCTAACACTAATCCACTCCTGACTTTTCAGGAATACCCTAGCACTCCTGAAGAAGCATTTTTGCATACAGGGAAACCTGTCTTCCCATCCAGACTTTTGAAACTTTTGAAAACTCCTGACTATACTGAAGATGAAGTGATCCCTGGGCTCTATATTTATGCCCCAGCAAGAGTAGGGCAATGCGTCTATGGAGGCGATACTGCAGCTGGAGTTGAGGGCGGAGATAATTGCTGTATTGTAGTGAGAGATAGGGAAACTATGGACCTCTTAGCTTGCTACTATGGAATATGTGATCCTACTTATCTTTGTGAAGTAATCCAAAGACTGATTGAACTTGGCTATTGGGGAAGAATTGGAGTGGAAAAAAACAACACTTGATATGCTTTTTATGCGAAAGCTAAGGAATATGAGCGATATGATATGCTTTATACAACCACTACCGTAGACAACAAGACTGACTATGAAACTCAAAAAGTCGGACGAGAAACCAACGGAAAGACAAGACCAATCCTAATGTCAGGGATCAAAGAAGCAATCAAAAACCAGTATATTACCCAAATGGATCCTAGAATACTTAAGGAATTTTTCAACTTTATTTATGACTCATCCATGAAAGAGGTTGCACAACAAGGGCATCATGATGATGGTGTAATGACTGAATCTATCTGCTACCAAATGAGAAAGTTCCCGCTTATTGAGTTTTAATGATAACCAAAAACAAAATCTGACTATAAGTATTTGTGATTTTATTTTATATCTCAAGCTATGGAAAAAAAGAATCTCTCAGCATTTAGGGACTATGTAAAAACCAAGTATCGTTTTGCTCAGATGTATGCTAATCAGCTGAGTAAGTTTGGCGAAAATAATTTTAGGAAAAAAGTGTTCTCTATCAAATCCAATCTGGCAAATGATGCACTTGCTGATGAACAGCTCTATATTCCTATCAATCTTGCGAGAGCCGTAACGAGAACTTTTACTAACTATGTGATAGGTAAAGGGTTCTCTGTAGATTTTGGAGACGAAGGGAGTAATAAAGATTTTGTAGCGATCGCAGATGATCTTAAGCTCCAAACCCTCCTGAATGAAGTGGTAGATAACCAGTCCAGTATAGGATACTCCATTGTGAGAGTGAGAACAAAGGATAATAAACCAAGAGTAGAGATAATCCCAGTTGATAACTATCTAGCCAATATGGAAAGCTTGATGATTGGAGATGGATTTGAAGACATCAAAGAGCATTTTGTATTCTCGGTAATCAAGCAGAATGATAAGAAAGTTTTTTATGTGGATAGATATGAAAAGGTGGAGTGATCATGGGAATGATATTATGGGGAAATTTGGGAGCGAAATGAAAATTTTGTACTCACAAAAATACTCCAAGAAGCAAAAACCAAGGAAACTATGGATACTTTACCGCTCTTTCTCGTTAATAATGATCTAAAAAACACACATACCGCTAGCGAGGATTTCTCCAAAGATAAATTAGGAAATATCCCAAGATACTTTGCTCAGTCTGATTATGTAGATATTGCCGACATCTTGCAGGAACTGAACGATAGAGGTTCTCAGATTTCTATTGAATTTGTAAAAAACCTGACCTCCAAAATGTCACTCCCCTCTTCTTTCAAGGCATCAGAGAAAGCTCAAGGACTGAGAAAAGTGATAGATGAAACACTACCAAAAAAGCAAAATCCTGATTATATCCTCCATGGACACGGTGAACAGCCTGCACAATACATCACTAAAGATGGAAGCTATCTCAGTATTTCTATTCAGCATTTGTGGACGAGCGTGGAGATTGGAGCCAGATTTCTTTTCCCTAGTGGAAAGAGTGCAGGAGAAAAATCGCTCGGTTATCTCTCCTCTATTATCCGCTCCATAGCTATTGGACTAGATCAGATAGGGAACAGCGTGTGTAGGGATATGCTGAACAGATTGCTGATTACTTCCGGTTGATACAGTTTTGGAAGGATACAGGAAACGATCTCTTCAGTATTGGGGAAAAATGAAAAAAGCTGAACGCTGACTCGGTTAGGGAGGGCAATCGTAGCGGTACTGGACTGGTTAGATAAGGATCACTGCGAGAAATGTATTCAGGATTTTATTTCTTAATTATGATATTCCAAAATGACACTAGATATACCAAATATTGTTGATAAGGCTTGAACCGCAGCTGTTAAGATTACAAGTAGCGAAAGAGGGACTTTTATCTTTTTTGTGCTACTATCTTTAGGTGCAGTCATCTTCTCAATCATCTACTTCACGGACAATATCAATGGGATTGTGAAGGATCATAATGTGGCCATCAAGGAACAGAGGCAGGAATTCCTCCAAGCTTTGAAAGATCTTAAGTAGTTTTTATTTTTTTTTAGAATATCATGAAAGAATTACGACAGAACAAAATCTTTAGAGTCTTATGTTGGCAGATATTCAATGCTATGGTAGCATATCTGGTATCCTATTTGGCTGGACTCGATGGAGAGGCTCAGACTTTAGCAGTGGGACTAGGAACTCCAATTCTCAGTATTATCACAAAGTGGATCAATACGAATGTATTCGGAGATATTGGAGTGGATTCAGCTTCTAAGACTGATAAATAATGAGCGAAGCTGAATTGAGGAAACTGTTTCTCCAAGCCCAAGGACTGAAAATTGATATGAAACTTTCGGAAAGGTGGAACGAAAGGAAGGCGGTAGTAGAGCAAGATGCAGGGAACTGCTGGCTTTACTCCTGCCTCAATAATCTTTGGCTTAATCTCGGCTACAAGGTCAATCAATTAGAAATTCAGCAGCTCAAAAACAGACTCACTGAGTTAGGAGTGAATGTTAATGAGGGGAATAATGAGATGCTAGCTGGGGCAGTCATCTGTGAGCGATGGAACAAAAAGAATCCTGATCGTAAGATTGCTCACTTCTGCATAGATTTTGAGAAAGATACTCTACTTATGGCCGATCTTTTTAAGAACGGCTACTCGTTCATCTATACGAGGTCAGCAAAAAGTGAGTTCCAGGATGATATTCGTGATAACGATACCATCAATAAGATTCATAATCTCAGAGGGGCTTGGCACGCTGTGAATGTTATGCTAGAATCAAAAGATAATGCAAAAATAGTAGAAGTCTGACAACGAGGTGACGACCATTTTGCGAACTACTTTGATTACGAGGATGTTCTAATCTTCGGAAGGAACATTCAATCGTGAACGATTCATCATGCTTTTAGTTTTTTTGACTTCATCTAATGAACAGACCATATACCGACTTCCGCAACGAATGGCTAGGAAAGAGAATAGACTATGACTGATCATCCTGATTTCAGTGCGTTGATCTAGCAAAGCTCTATCTTGATAAAGTCGTAGGACTCTGAAAAATTGGATCACTCGGAGATGCCAAGAATATTCCAAATAATCGCCTTTTTGCGGGGCGGGAAATTATCAAGGGAACAAACGACATCATGCAAGGCGATATTATCATTAGAACCAAGTGAAAGTATGGACATATCGCGATTGTAGATCATGTTGCAGGTGGAAAGGTCTATGTCCTGGAACAGAACTGATCAGGTAAAAACTCCTGAAGCTGAATCTGACCGAATGCAATCAGAGTTCAGCCTTATAGTTTTTCTTTTTATGATACAGTGCTTCGTTGTAAAAAAATCTTTGAAAATCTACAAGCCGAGAGGGCTTTTGTAGCTGAGAAAGTTAGAAAACTACAAGAAGAAATTAGAATTACTAACGAATATCTTGCAACTACAAGATATCAAAAATAGGCAGGATGTATTTACATACCGCAACCATCGTTTTAGGCGATGGTTTTTTTACTTTCATTAAATTCCAAGTCTGCCAATTTATCGTAAAGTAGTGCTATTTTTACTCCAACCGCTAAAAGGACAAACCAAAGGAAGAAAGTAAGAATTATGATCCAATTAATGTTATTGTTAATAGCATGAGAATCTATATTAAGATGCTTAATAAAATCTAATTTATAAAATGAAGAAAAAAGGGAAAGCACTACAACCAAAGAAGCAGTTATTTGGGCAAGTGTTTTGAATCTTTCTATTCTGATTTTTATCACTTCTTTATTGTTATTTTTTGCTTTTATTTCCTTTCTATGTTCATAAATATTGCCATAAATTTTACAAAAAATACATTTCATTTTAATATTTATAAAAACATAAAGTCAATAAGATATAATCTTTTTATCTCTTTTTGCAATAAAAAAACTCCCTCAAGAGAGGGAGGTACAAAGTAATGATCAGTGTAGTGATTATAGAGAGGATTGCAAGAAAGATCGGTTTTTAGGAAATTTTGAACCTAATTCTGTCAATTTATTTTTGACAATTAAAATACACAGGATCGGATCCTGAAGAACTTTTCTTGAAAAATATTTGCTTTTTAGAGAAAAATGTGTATACTGATGATGAAAAAGTTTGTGGTGTTCGCACCGGCTCGGACTAGTTTGATCTGGAATCAAACTTTTTCTTTTTAAAAGAAAAAAGTTCCTTAAGTCAAAGAACCCATAAAAATTTTATACCCCTGC